CTTGGAGAGCTTAAATGACTTCTGAGGGCCTCTGAATTTGATATTCACCAATTCATCGCTGCGGTAGTAGTTGAAACAAATTGTCGTTACTTCTTTTTCGAATTGCGGCATCCACTCTACTGCCTCTGTGATTTTCATTCTCAGCAGGGTATCATTGCTTATCCCCCTGCTTTCAAACCATTCTATTGCCTTTTTACTGACTTTTTCTAACCTTTCTGCCGGCCTGATGTAGTCTTTTTTAATTGGCTGATCTTCAAGTGTAACATTTGCGAGATTTGCCAAATACTGAATTGCTTCAGGATAAGTCTTGTTTTTATGCTCCATGACGAAGCTGATAGCGTCTCCGCTCTTTCCGCATCCGAAACATTTGTAAATAGACTTAGCCGGAGAAACAGTAAAGGATGGCGTTTTCTCATTGTGAAATGGGCAAAGCCCAACCATATCCGAGCCTTTACGTTTTAGTTTTACAAACGCCCCGATCACATCGATGATTCTAGTTCGGGCCTTTACAAGTTCTATAGTTTCCGTAGAGATCAATAGACCATCCTTTTTTCGCCTGTTTTCGTGTCTGGCGACTTATCGTTCCATGCTGAAATAAATCCGGGGATTAAGCTCGCGAATGCCTTAATCGGGCTGTTGTTCAAATACCATCCTGTTGATTCATGTTTGGCGAAGAATTTTTGCGCCTGCTCTATTGTGCCACCACGCTGAATGAATGCCTCCTGAACCTTCTGTAAGGTTGGGATTGTCGGTTTTCGGTACAGATTGCTTTGTGACAAATCGGGCGCGGCCCCTGTACTCTCTTTCTCTTCTATCTTCTTACTTCTATCTTCTATCTTCTTACCCGTTTCAATTGCGTTACATCCTACGTTACTTCTATGTTTCTGTACTCTTAAAGCCGTATGCTGCCTAGATTTCGCCTCACGTTTCATAAGTCGGTTTATAACCGTTACATTATTGTTACGAAATGTTACATCGGCCGTTCCGGTGGCTTGGAGTTCGGTTAATGCTTGGGTCAATTCGGCGGTCGAGCAACGGGCTAAACGAGCGATTTGATCGGTCGTTCCGCACAGTTCTCCCGAACGGCCGGACTGATGCATAGCACAAAGCAGATCAATCCAAACGCCGCGAGTAGCGGGTGTACATTTCGATAATTCAGTGTCACTAACCCACCATGAAGGGTTGAATTTAAACCAGGGCAACTTCGGCATCACTACTGTTTTATAGGTTGGAGTTTTGGTTATCTCAATCTGGCCTTGTTCGCCAATTTGACCTCAATTCGCAGGTCGCCTATTCGGTCTTCGATGTACTTTTTTAATGGCGGCTTCAGTGTAAAGTTCTCGTAGATGTAAATGAGGTGTTCATGCGGTACGTTTGCCATTTTATAGCCTCTGTATTTACCCTGAGGCATTAGGCTGGTGTCTGTTAGTGGGATCATGCTAACTCATTTTAGTTTTTCGTTCGAATCAAATCGGCATTTCTGTCCCAGATTCTTTGTAATTCTCAACCACCACATTATCGCGCAATAGAATGCAATTCTTTTCCGTGATTTTTTCTTTGCCAACAATTTCAACAACCAATTGAAAACCTTTGCTAGTTAGAAATTCCTCAATCTCTTTTTGCTTTTCGTCGTCCATCAGGTTGAAGTCCTGAAGGAATACGTATTTCAATTCCGGTTGAGTGGTAGCAATGAGAACAGGAATGATTTTCAGCAATTCGCCGGTTGAAAAGTATTCGGATTTGATAGGCTTGCCATTTAAAAGCAGTTCACCGTCTTCACCTACAGATAGATTAGAGAATGGGAATTTGAAGGATTTGATATATTCCAGACGGTCGGCCTCTTTGGCAGCCTGGCTGTCCCTATTGGTCTTCAGTTCCTTTTCCTTAGCTTCCTTTTGCGCTTTCTTTTGTAGGTATTGTTCGTATAGAAGCGCTTTCTGGTTGGTTTCGTTAGCGGATAAAATCAAGTCATCAATTGACTTCAGTTCGCTGTCGTCTGGTAGCTCCTGAATGTATTCGGGTTCAGGCGGGAAAAGGTCGGTAGCGTTCTTGCCCTCTTTCAACTGAGATACTAAGGTGTTTAGCCAGCTATCTACATCCGTACCAGTATAGCCAGCATTTTTTATTATCGACAACGCATCAAAGGCCGCATTATACCGACGTCTTAAACTCACCTGTTCTTCGTTGTACTTGGTTACTTCATCAATTATTTCCTGTCTTTTTGAATTGTAAGTGTTCCTGGTTTCCTCATTCGCCTTTTTATTCTCCAAGTAAATTCCATTTAACTTCACGCGCAATTCATTCTTCTGCATTTGCAATTCCGTCAGATCCACCTTTTCCACTTTCTCAACTTCGGCCAGTTCCCCGAAAGACCGGTACACAGCGTTTATTTCAGTGTACTGTTTTTTCAGTACGGCAATTTCGTCGTCGAATTTTTTTGTGTCAATACCAAGGGCCCTCGCCTGTTCCTTGGCGGTTAACTCGCAGAATTTTTTCGGACTGATCAGGAATATGTTGAACAAAGAATTTAACCATTCCTGATTGAGCTGTCCGTAGCTTTCAGGCGCCTCGATCTGTAACTCGCTGCCGGTCTTTGTAATCTTCCGGCTGATTTTGATTTCAGCGTTGTTATTCTTTTCGTCTATTAAAATGAGATGATTCTTTGATGTTGCGCCAGTCGGACCAATAAACCTAAATCTTTCAGCAATAACTGGTGTAGTGCCATTCGTTGCTTTTTCGGCAATTCCTTGGAAGATTGCCTGTACGCCTGTTAAACCTAAAGTTGTCTTTCCGCTACCGTTTTTGCCAACAAAAAAATTAATATTAGGGTCAAGGCTTACGGTTACCTTTGAGTATTCGGCGAAGTTGTTGAGTGAAATTTCTTTTATTTTCATGACTATTATTTGAAATGGTCAAAAATGAATTTTTCTATATCTTTAATTTTGAATGCCTTCCCCATCCTTTTGTTTTTAAACCAGGCTGCCTTTTTTGTAGAAGGCCAATAATCCAGCCGTCCTTTGGATGGATGATAAAGGCTGAAGTGAAATTCAGTATGTTGTGTTACTCCGAATTGAAAAAAGCCACCCAAAAACAATACAATCTCACTATTCAACTTGAGATTTTTGGCTTTGATCTGCCGGGACGCCTCTCTCATATCCATGTACATATCGGCCATCTCGCTCATATTTTCAACGAGTTTTCGTCTTCGATAATTACGGCACCAACTTCTGCATCGTGACGCGCAGCAACAATGGAGGGATTGTTAATTAAAAATCCGCCTGCTTTCTTTACCGCATCAGTGAGCAGCTTCTTATCGGCTTCGGGAACTTCAAACCGGATAATGTTTAGATTTCTGTAATAACCGCCATCGATCAGGTAAGGCAGTTCATCATCTTGCGCCATAGCAATCCAATAGTGCTTTCCAAGTTGGTCACCAGGAACAGATTGGCACATCATGCGGATGTCTGATAGCTCGGAGTAATAAGGCATGTAGGGGATCAGTTCGGCATACTTAGTACCCATTAACACAGCGTTGGAAACAAGCTGCCAGTAGAATTTTTCACCGTCCTTGTGATTCTCTCGGATAGCGTTCATGGCTCCTATTCCTTCAAGGCCCTGGTATAACGGATCAACTAACTGACAGAATGATTTCAGAGTAAGAGGGCTTTTTATGTCCATTACTGTACCACCTGGATCATTCTTGTAGCCATCTGGTGAACCGGCCCAATACTCAATTGTAGGGTGCTGAATTGTTTCCTGTGAGGAAAGGATATACTCAAGCCCAAGCAGATCGAATACCCGGCTTTCCAGTAGCTTACCCCATGTAATAGGTCGGGCGTTTGTTTCATCAGTAAGAGACCTTTGCAGTCGCCTTTCCATATTAGTTTCTTCAATATATGTCAGTGCAGGTTTACCCCAGTCCTTCCCTGATCGATCTTTTGATAGCAGCGAAACTATTTCGCTGGATGTAAAATTGCCGCAGCGGAGTTTATTATTTATCATTTTGCTTGCAGTGTTTTTAGGAGTTTCGAATACGATGCCGCTTCCTTGTTGGAGATGATGCGTTCAGCGGCTTTCTGTTCATCATCGGTAAGTAATGCCTTTTTGGAATCGAACATGAATTGCAAGTCCTCCAATGTAACTACCTCGGTATCGGATGTATTTAAGGTAGTTTTAATAACTGTAGCATCCGCATCCTGTATATCACCTTCTGGTATTTCCGAGCCAGTAATTGTGTTGTATAACCAGTGCCTAGCCTTTCTGGTGGCTTTACCAATTACAGCATCAGTGCCCATGTAATTGTTAACTTTAACAGGTATGTCGATCTGCTTTGTCTTAGTTACGCCGTTAATTGTCCATTCCGCATCCATGACAATCGCTGCACTCGCGTCCTTTATGCGTGGTAGATTGGGCGTGATGGTATAGTTCAACCCTGGAATTTTTGACAATAGATGACCAAATCCCTCCTTTGTTATATATGTGTTACCGGCGATAATATTGAATTGATTACCAAAAGGCTGAACGCCCATTAGTACGGCTTCAATAAGGCAATTTTTTACAACCGCCTCTGGATAACCTCCGTCTTTATCCTTGTCTGTTTTAAACCCCAACCGGTTACCCTGTAATTCCATTATGGGCTTCATATATTCGGTGGTCAGGAGCTTTTTAAGCTCCGATGCGGCACTTGCGATTAAGTACGCCTTTTCAAATCCTTGTAGCCCATCGGAACTAAGAACTGAAAAAACGCTACTATTTAATTGCTTTGCAATTTCTGTTTGCGGATTCTTTTGTATTTTCGTATCCATTTGATATGATGTTGTTAATGCCCCGGCTCTCCCAAACCGGGGCGTTTTGTTGCTATCCTTTTACGTAGGATTGAATAAAGTCTCTGATCACCTGGGCCATTGAGGTGTTGTTCTTTTTAACCTTTCGTTCGAATTTGGCCTTTAGCGACTGTGAAACTTTCGTTTCTACTTTTTCGCCATTTTTCTTTTCAGTACCCATATATGATGTGTTGTTGATGACGTGTGTTATAGGGTGGACTTATTTTGCGATTCGATGAATTGATTGTAAAGTTGTTTCGTAGAAAACACTTGTGTACTATTGTGTGGGGCTATCCATCGATCCGCGCCATCGTATTCCATATAGCCTTCTTTATTTATCCAACTATATCCCCTTCGTATATTTCCTTACCGTTCTTATCGGTTAAGCCGGTGTACTGGCCTACTGTTTTTGGGATGACTTCGTAAGCGCGTACAGTAACTTTATGATCACTTGTTAATGGCTCCCAACTTTCACACAGATCAATATATTGTAGAATATACCCATCAAAGTAATACCCGAATACCCATTGCTTATTATCAACCCGCTGTCCACGGAACTTTATTTGTCTCATTGTTATTTATGATTTAGGTGGTTCAGGAAGTTCCATCCAATGGGTTACAACATCCGTTCTATCAATACCGTCACATACCCATGTCCCATCTCTTGTCCATAAAGCATCCATTATACTGGTAGATTGTTCCGGGAAGTAAATCAGATACCTGCCTGGATTTAATGGGGTGTACTCTTTTGCGTTCATCCATTCCATATTATTTTCTTTTTAGATGATGACTGAAAAAATCCGGCGACAGCTCGGCCGCCGGTTAACCTTAAACCTTATCCTATAAAACGCCATGTCCCTAT